CGCCTTTGTCATTATGTTTTTTTTTGCATCTAATTATATATGTTAATGCTGTTGCCAAATGATATGGTAAATCAAACTGGTCACAAACATCCTTGGCCATCATACCGTTTTTACCTATATAATATTTTGGAATATTATCCTCATGTGGTTTATTCCTATCGTATTCATAATAATATTTACTTTTTTCTAACATAATTTTTTATTTGTTTTCTATATTCTACACCTTCGTATGCAGATTTTATTGCATGGCATTTATTGCACAACGTTTGTAAATTGCTATTGTCCAACATATTTCCACCCATTGATATTGGCTTTATGTGGTCAACCATTTGTCCTGCTGTTGTTGTTCCTTTTCTTTTACAATGTTCGCACAAAGGGTTTGCCTTTATATAAAATTTTCTGGTCATTCTCCATGCCTTGCTGTTGTAAAACATTTGATTGTTATTGTGCCTAATTTGTTTATTGGTTTTAATCCAACTTCTTTTTTTTGGTTTCGGTAATGTAGGCATTAATTATTTAACTCTGTTATAATATAATAATATTCCATATCAACTTTTTTTATGTATTCCAAATTTTTAAAATAATCCAAAAGTTTGTCCCTATCCCTACTTTCCCACATCTCATGACAACCTTTGCGCCCATTATATGTCATACAATGTAATGTAATATTGTTTTTGTCTGCAATTAAATCTTGCCTTCTACTTCTTGGTATTATGTGGCTAAAACTAAGTGGAACAATATTACCATTCATACCACAACCAGTACATGTATTATTTTCCAACAATATTTCATTGTATATTTTTTTTAATTGTCTCTCTATTTTGGCTCTTTTTTTGTTCACATCAAATACATGTCCAATTCATATTTGCATGCCTCAAACCCTTTACATATTACAGCTTTATATCCTCTTTTCTTTAAAGCCTTTATCCAATCTTTTTGTGCATTTGTTGCACGACCAGTTTCTGTTTTTATTTCTATAAATAATCCATGGTACAACTTATTTGGTTCACAAATTTGTAAATCAGGAAATCCTGCCCAATATCCTGTTCGTTTGGCTTTCTTGGCTTGGCTCATACTTGTTCTTAAACCACCTAATGATGCGCAAAACCTTACTTTTGGATATTGCATTTTAATATAGTTAACAACATGAGTTTGTAAATCAGTTTCATTCATGTGCTAAATATAGGAATTTTTTTTAAAAATATATAACTAGCTTATTTCCATTGTTTTTATAATCCTTTCGCATTTGTTCTGTAATATCAATATTGTATGATGCTGTAATGTTGTCAATGGTATCATCAGCACATCTTTGCCTTTCGGTACCTAACATTACAACTGAATTCCATGTATTTTTTTCATCACTATAAAGTTTGTGAAATCCCACGTGATATTGGGATGTTTGTATTGTACCTTTATAATAATGTAATACAGCAGTTAATTTTTTATCATCCAATTTATTAAGGCGTTCCAATCTTTCCTTTTCATATTGCTTTTTTAATTGTTTTAATTCTTTTTTGGTTGGTGGTATTGGATTAAAATTACTCATTAGTTTGTATGTCTCTCATTTCACCTGTTGTAATATTTACTTCCATTGGTCCATATTTTTCATTAAAACCATCTGTTATTTCCCTTGTATCGGTTTCTGCATTTTCACATTGCACTATTAAATTTGTTTTATGCATTTCTAATTTACCAATCGAAATGTAAATATCATTTAATTTACCTACTGATTCTTGTAATATTTTTAACTCTGATTTTGTTAATTTTTTCATTTTTATTTATTTATTAGTTATTAATTTAGTTTCACTTCTGTACGACAATCTTTTATCCTTTTGATGTTCAGCAACATTTTCATTGTTCCATATTATGTTGCGCCATATTTTAAGCCATTTGTAATATGTTTTAGCACTTATATTAAATTCATCTGTATTGCGAACACCATTCCAAAATGCCATTTGTACATCTTTCCATAATAATGTTGCAAATGATTTTTTTAAATCTGTCGCTAAACTTTGCGCCATTAAAACCTTTGTTTGCCCTGACACATTATGTTGTCCTAAATCAAAATATGTTTTGGTCAACAATTCAACACACATTTTTATTAATTCTGCTTCACTAATATTTTTTATCATTTTCTATTTGTTTTAGTATTTCCATTGCATCATTATGACTTTGTAAATGTTTTTCCACTTTATTTAAACCAACAGAATGTAATGCCCATTTCGATTCATTTTTGGCCCATGTTTTTATTCTTCTGTTTGTGTCCCATGTTTTTTGCAAATCTTTTTTCATAATGCCTTTTTTATTTGGTTCACTCCAATATTCAAAAAATTCATCCAACATCTCTTTTTTATATTTATTGCTATATGACATAACATTATCATAAAAAAATTCTTTTGGTATTATATCTTTATTATATTGTTTATTTATTGTATTGTTATTTAATTGTGTTTGGTTTCCCACATTTAGGTTTCCGAACTGTGGGTTTTTTAACTCTGGTGATTCATATACTGTGTAATTAATACCAATAAATGTTCCTTTTTCATTTTTAATTCTTATTCTTTTTACATAACCAAACTCGATTAATTCATTCATAGTGGTTCTAATACTGCTTTTCCCTTCCTTTAATATTTTATGTAAACCATTGATTGATAAATCCCAATTATCATTAAAACTTAATAGCAATGCTAATAATCCTTTTGCCTTCAAGGATAAATTTTTGTTTTTAAAAATACCATTGCATATAGTTGTATAATTTTTATTTTTTACTACTCTAATAATATCCATCAACCCCAAATTAATTTTTGTTCATATTGTGGTTTTGGTTTAAAATATAAATATTTTGCTATTGTTGTTTTTCTGCCAAATCTTGTTGTAAAATGTAAATCTGTGGTATGTATGTTATATCCTTCTTGTTTTAAATTAAAAATTATACTTGCTAAACGTGTGGCGCCATAATGTTTTATTGCTTGTAAACTTGTTATATGACCATAATTTTTTAAATGCCATTTTATTGCATCTGTTTGTGTTTTTATTTCCTCTTGTTTAATTTGTATTGTTTTCATTATTATTTTGTTTTAATTCAAATAAAAGATTTTTTATTTCTTTTCTTTTTTCATAAAATCTTCCACCATAAACATTAAACCTTTTCATTTGTGTTAAAAATTCATTAAAGTTTTTCCTAACATCATTGTATGTAAATAATTCAAAATGAAATTTATTGACATGATGGATACTAGATGCATGATTTATTGTCCTAAAATATTTATTCATGCCCTTGTGTGTTATTTCCATGTAAATATATAAATAGTAAATGAACATTCTTTTGGCCTTAATTGTATTTGAATTCCTATTATTATTACTTAAAACATTATTTCTATTTGCATTAAATATTTTACAACTAACATCCAAAGCATGACTAATTATTTTATCCCTTGTAGTCATCATCTTTATTTATTTCGTCTTCACCATAAACCCCCAATTCATAAAAACCAGTTAATTTTAAAACAGCCCTTGACATTGCCCTTTTTTCAGCCATTTCTAAAACATACCATGTATTGCAATTGCCATTTTTATAATCACCCTTTAAGGCACTTCCATACGTTTCTATAAATATATCACCATTGTGTGCAATGGCCTTTACTGCAGCAAAATCCTTTTCACATTTAACATCCACATATTTAATGTTTATGTTTTCAAATGCCTGTATTTTTTCAATGCCACTTCTGGTTATTATTATATAATGTTGATGTTTAAAAACATCACTTGGTTGTAAATTGTATTTATTGTATTTTTCTTTTATTAATTGTGTATTCATATTTTTATAGTCTATCCATCATAGCACCTAACATTAACAATCCTATCGTACATATTGATACAATTATAAATGCTATAATATTTTTTAATATTTGTTTTTGTCTAACAACAGTAATGCCATAATCCCTTATGTTTTGATATTTAAAAAATTTGGCCACCTGTTTTGCGTTTAAAATTTGTTGTTTTTTTGTTTTTCTGTTTATTACTTTATATTGTGTTTTCATTGTTTTTAATTTTAAAATTGTTGTATTATAAATGAACCATCACCAAATGCCCAATACATTGTGTTATTCATAATTGATTCCTCATCAGGATAATCTTCTTTGTCATAATCTTGCCAAAATTCGTCCATATCTTCATATTCAGCATATTCACAACAAAAGGCAATAGGGTCAAACTCTATTTCCTCACCTGTGCCATTCTCAAATTCTGTAAGCATATCATACAATTCCATACGTCCAATAGGACTAAATTGGTTAGGCCTGTGTTCTGCAAACCAACTTGCAAATTCATATCTGTTTACTGTTTTTTTCATTTGTTTTTGTTTTTGGTTATTATTTACGTGATTGTAATTCACATTGTATTAAATCAATCATTTCCTTTAATCTTAAATATTGATTATCTTTTTCACTTTTTTTGTATTGTCTAATGGCCAAACCATAATTGATTGATGTTTTGTATAATTCCTTGTCTGTCCAAGTTTTTAGTAGGTTTTTTAAAGTTTTTATTTCCATTGTTTTTGTTTTTAATTATAGTGTAAATATAACAATATTTTTTAACATAAATGTAAAAAACTAAATTTTTTTTACGTTATTTACAAAAAAACCCCTAATTAAAGGGGCCTTTTACAACAAAAACTCTAAAACAATAAACTTAAAAACTAGCCAAATATATAAAAATTATATTACTATTTTAAAAACAGTTTGTTTTTTTTGTGTTTTATCCAAACTTTTAGCGTTGTATGCAGATAGTTCGTCATTTATATTATAACCAACAAAACCATCAGTATGCTGTAAATCTATTCGTATATCGTGCCTTTCTTTGTTTTTCATAATATATATATTTTGTGCAGCTCTACTGCTTAAAAGTAAAGCATTTTCACTATATGCGTTTGCACCGACCAGAGATGAACTACGTGCAAAATTATCGGTTATTTTAGTCTCATGTAAATGCCCACATATTACAAAATCCAATATAATACCATTTCTAGCGTATTTACTAATAACTTTTGCAATTTTATCTGATTGCATATTACCTAATTGATGTCCATGTATTAATAAAACATTATGACCATTTACCTCTACAACCAATTCCAAACCACCAGATGTAATAAAATTAATGTTTGGCAGTAACAACCTTAAAATTTCAAATATTGTAAAATCATAGTTATCAGTAGCAACAATATCGACCCAACCAAGTTCGTATGCCCTTGATTCATTACCAGATACACAGGCAACTGTTACATTTGCTGTATTATTTAAATCCAATATAAAATGTTTTAAAAGATGTACGCCTAAAAATGTTGCCTTGGCTCTATTGGTTCCCATGGCTAACTTTTCGTCCAACCTTCTATCACTGTTTAATAAATCACCTGTTATTGCTATTAATATTTCATTAATTTTATAAAAATGACAATATTGTTTTATATGATATGCGTATTTTCTTAGTCGTTTGGACGCAATTTTAAAATCATATTTATTGGTTTTTAAATCTACCAATTCATTAAAATGTGTGTCAGCTATTTGTACAATAATTGATTGTTTGTCGTTGCATTTATGTTTTTTTATTGTTGTTTTTAATGATTGTGTTTTTAATAAATCAATTAATGATTTGTTATATTCAACTAAGGCATTTTCCAACCTAGCATGTTCCCTGAATGATTTATTTTTAATACGATTAAGGTCTGCTTGTTTTTGGCTTTTTTTAGCTAATTTAAGATTTTCCTCTATTATTTCTTTATCAGATAATTCATATTGTATTATGTCTTTAATTCTATGTCTTAGTGTTTGTTTTTTTACATTTAAATTATATTTTTCAATTAAATGTTGTGCAATGGATTGATAACCATTACCATTCCAAAAATGTTCTAATATTTCGTCAAGATATTCTAAATACTTAGATTCCATTTAATATGTCCAAATTACAACTTGTTTTTTATCCTCATCCAAATCCACATGAATAAAATTATGACCAATACCAAACCTACAAAAACCTGCGTTCATTAATGCTCCCAAAACCACAGCTCTTTCCCTGGAATTTTTTACCAAAATGTCTGCTGCCAAACCTTTAATGTGTGAACTTGTTGGATTTTTTATTGATGCTGGATGTTTTTCACATCTGTAACCACTGGTTATTATAAAAGGTATGTCATTACCATCATCATCTTTTGAATATGACCTTGCACTATTTAATATTTTTAAAAAAGTTCTGTCAATTTTATTTTTATGACAACCACAATTGCAAACAAATTCCCTTAATTTAAAGTATTTCATGTAACATATAAATTTTACAACCTTTTATTTCTTTATACAATATTTTATTATATTTTTTTTTCTCTATTTTTTTATTGTATTTTGGGTTGTTACTATTTAGTTTGTTTTTTTTAGGCATTTTTTTTAATTTTTTCAAAACTTCTACCACCAAAATAAGCTGTGTATATTACAATTAATAATGTTTGATAAACCGGTATAAACTCATTTTGTATTTTAAATTGACCAATATTACCACTGGTTATTGATATTAGTACAAACATAATTGTTAAAAACGCCAATGCCAATGGTCTGATGTTTTTGGTTAACAAACTGCCATTGTTATCACTTAACCAACGACTGGTTACTTGCTCTTGCATTTTGCTTTCATATTCTAGCAAAACTTTTTTTAATTGTTTTTTGGCATCCAATTTTTCTTGTTTGGTTGTTGTTAAATTATCAACAACATTACCTACTTCTTTTACCAAATCACCAGAAGCAAAAAGCTTTTTAAAAAATGTCATATTTTATTTTTAAAAGACCAATTATATATTTTATACAAGGAAATACTAATTGCTAATATTAATGATATAAATGTCAATATTTCATTACACTCAGTTAAACTAATACCAATGGCTGTTCCATTAGCAACTAATATTTCCATTGTATCTTTTACCTCGCTTTTCATGACACCCAAGGCAAAGGCAAAGTTTCCTCAACTGGGTTTTTTTGCAATTCAATATTTGCAGCCAATTGTGTATCTATTTCAGTTGGAGTTGGCTCAGTCATTTCATTTAACCATGCCTCAACATTTTCCTTAGTCAAATCATTATAAGGAATAAATGTTGCTGGGTCAACTGGTCCAACACTTAAAGCTCCATAAACATCAGCATAAAAACCAGTTTTTGTTTCTGGGTTATAGTCATCTGTTTTAGCCGAACGCCTCCAATGTACTGTTATAACTACGTCATCAAGACCCTCTTCATGGATTTTACTATCCATGCTACTTATTATCCAATTATATGTTATCATTTTTTTTTATTTAATTATTTTAATTATTCAAAAGAGGCAATTGTTCTTGTAACTGTATCACCTCCTACATTTATTTTTACCTTTATATTTCCATCAGCTGAATCCATATAAATTGACGCTTTATTGTTTGCTGGGTCAGCTGGTGTTGATATTGCATTTAGTGTTAATACGTCATCAAGCTCTAACACACTTTGAACTCTGGCTTTTCCAAAAACATCTAATTTATAAACATTGGAATCTGTTGTTGTTCCAAGTAAAAGGTTTCCATTTGATGATATTCTTGCTCTTTCTGTAAATGACGTTGAAAGAACTAAATTATTAGATGATGAACCAATTCTAACCTTATCCGCAGTAGAGGCATTATTAGAAAAATGTATAAATGCATTATTGCCAGATGCACTTCTAAAACCAGCAACCATGCTTGAGCTTGATGCATGAACATTTAATGTTCTATTTGTTGCTGGTGTTCCTGTGCCACTTATAATTGATGTATTACCAGATTCAGCAATAGTAAAAATGTTTTCATTTCCACCATTTTTTACTCTAAAAGTAGATAAAGAATTATTATCCTCATCTAAATGTATTTCAACATCTGTATTACTTTTAATTCTAAAAGGAGAACCAGAGCTACTAATATCACCATTTAATGAAATGCTACCATTTACTTGTAGTAAACTATTGCTAGAATCGGTACTAGTACCAATAAGTAATTTGCCAGCATTTGTAATTCTTGCTCTTTCATTACTATTTGTAACAAAAGCAAAATCAGTATCATTATAAGTTCCTAAAAATCCAGTTCCTCCAGCTCTTAAATTAATTAAAGCACCACCACTTTCTTCTACTCGTAAAGTTGCATTGCTTGATAAAATATGTATTTTTTCACTAGGGCTATTTGTTCCAATACCTATGTTTCCAGTTGATTTTATATCTAATACAACACCATGAGAATTTTTAAATCGTAAATCATTAACACCAGCATCACCGAATTGAATACTATTAGTACCAGTTGAAACAACTGCTCTGATATCAGACAGAGAAGATAAATCAATTCTATACCCATTTGACTTTATTTCGCCATTTACATCTAAAGAAAAATTTGGGCTAGTCGTTCCAATTCCAACGTGATTTGTAGATGAATCAATGTTTATATTATCAGCCGATAAAGAGGCATTAAATCCAAGACCTAATACACCCCCCTCTGCATTTATATAGCCTAAAGTATCGTCATCTTGTATTATAATATTTGCTCTATTATCAGTTGATTTAAATCTTGCTACTGTATTTGAGGCTGATTCAACGTGTAATGGATTTGCTGGGCTAGACGTGCCAAGACCCAACCGCCCAGTAGATGTTAATCTTAATTTTTCACTATTGTTTACATACCAAATATGAGAGCCAAATTGTCCATCTTGATATATTTTTACTGTATGATTATTAGTTGTATCTGATATATGTAAATCAGAATTAATTATACTAAACTTATATTTAGAATTGAGTGTTAAAGAGCCATTTGGTATATTTACAACACCTCCAGATTTTACTCCTAATGTTAGTGTATTTGCAGTAGCAGTATTTCCAACTGTGGTTACTGTATTACTTGCATTTGTTACAGTTGTAACTAAATGACCATTTTCATTTGTATCTCTTAAAATATCTGATATAACTCTTGTTGCCTTAACATTACCATTTACTTGCAGTTTACTAGAGCCATCGTCTGTTGTTGTATTTATTAATAATGCACCGCCATTTGTTATTCTAGCTTTTTCACTACCTCCAGTATATAAACCAATATACCCAGTATCATTAGCTTTTAAAAACAATTGATTACTTGAATCCCCAGAAATTAAAACATTTCCATTGTTTAAAAATAACTGATTTGTAGTTAGTCCACCACCTCTTATTCCTACGTTACCACCTACGTCTAAAGTATATACTGGGCTTGACTGGTTTATACCAACTTTACCAGTTCCAATGTCAGAAATATTTTGTGTAAAAAGTTTTTCCCAACGAGCTGTCGATGCTCCTAAATCATATACATTATCTAACAAAGGAAAATGATTGCCAGTTTTGGTATTTCCATTAACTTCTAACAAAGATGTTGGGTTGCTTGTTCCAATTCCCAAGCCAGTAGAATTTAACCTCATTTTTTCAACGTCGTTTGTGTTAAAAGCCATACTATCAGATGCGTGTCTGTAAATAATTTGTCCAACATTATTATCTGCTGAATCTGCAAAATCTATTGAGCTATTTGCATTATCTTGAGATTGTATTTGTAAACTTGTACTTCCAGTAGTATTAAAAATTCTTGCAGATGCTCCAGCAGATTCAACATCTAAAAGAAAATTTGGGCTAGACGTTCCAATTCCAATTTTTTGTGTTGATGTATCAATATACATAATATCTGCATTGTTACTATCACCAAACTGTATATCTCTATTACTGTCAGATTGTATTGTAAGCTTTCCAGAGCTATTAAACATTTTACCAACAAAAGTTGCAGCACTTCCAACTCTCCAACCTCCAGTTGTATAAGCATCATTGTTTATAAAAAATTTATCACTAAAAGATGTAGATGTTGCATTTATTAATAATCTGCCAGAACTATCTAGTCGCATTTTTTCAGCACTACCTACCTCAAAGATTTGAGCATTACTACTTAATTGGTGAGCAACTGAGCCATCTCCATTTTGTAACATTAATCCACCACTTCCACCTCTTATGTAAAGTAAATTATTTGAACTTAATAATCCTATTTTAGCTTGACCAATACTAAAGTTTGTACTTGTAAATTCTATTCCATAAGAGGTACTATTTCCATTTGCAGTTACTTCTTCAAGCGTATCACTTGCTCCGACTTGGGCATCAACATAACCTTTACTTGCAGCATCAGTTGAGGCTACTGGAGTAGCTGGAATTGTAACTTGACCAGTAAAACTACCATTTCCAGAAACAGTCAAGTTTCCATCAGATGAAACAGTCAGTAAATCACCATTATTGTTTGAAAATTTATATCCTCTTATGCCACTTGATAAACTAAAATCAGCACCATCACTTGTTGAACCGATTGTTAGATTATTTGTTCCTCTTAATATTATATTTCCTTGAACATCTAATTTTTCACTTGCAGTAGTTCTACCAATAGCTAAATCCCCATCAGATGTTAAACGCATTTTTTCACTATTATTTGTGTTAAATGCTATTGGTTGTGTCGATAGAGTTGAAATATCTAAAGAATGGCTTCCAACTATACTGTTATATCCTAGAAAAGTGTGTTGAGTTCCACTTAATGAATACGCACTTATAATTTTTGTAGTGGCTACATTGTCATCACTAACAACGTGTAATTTGTTACTTGGGCTAGACGTACCAATTCCCACTTTTTCATTTCTTGCATCTATTGTAAAAACTTCGGTATCTGAGCCATTTAAAAATTCGAATCTACCAACAGTAGGGTGTCCCATTCTAAATCTCATTGAGGCATCTAAACCATTATACAGTTCTATAAAATTGAAATTATTATTAGATGTTTTTAAAAAACCATCAGATGGTATAATAATATTTCCACTTGTTTTTATATCGCCAGTCACTTGCAGTTTTTCACCAGTATCGCTTGTTTGGTTTATTAAAAAACTACCTTGTTTTGTAATAGCCGCTTTTAGAGTTCCATCAGTCAAAAAATGAAGCTGCATTGAAGACAATTGACTATTACTTGATAATAAAGTAATTCGACCTCTATTACTAAATTCTGACATAATTTCAAAAACACTTGGCCCAATTATTTTATCACCTGATGAAACAACAATATTATTTCCGCTAGTTGTATTTCCATTTGCTAAAACTTCTGCAAGAGTATCACTTGCTCCAACTTGACCATCAACGTATGCCTTTATACTTTCACTAGTTGCTAAACTTGTAGCACTTGCAGTTCCAAAAGTATCGTCATCAATATAACTACTAATCGCAACACTACCAGAATCTATACTTGTTGCTGTAATATCAAAGCCACCAACTGTCCCTTTGGTTTTGTTTTGATATTGTGCCGCTAAGTCATCTTGATTAATTAAAACAATAGAGCCAATATTTATGTCATCAAATAATGCTGTTGATGTTACGTTTATATTTGTATCACCAGCACTTTGATTTGATGTTACATTGAATTGTAATATTTCACCACTATTAGAGTTTATTAAATTAAATGTATCACCGCTTTTAAATACAGCCGAATCAAGTGGCTCAATAGGTACTTGAGTTAATTTTAGTTGTTCTTCTATTCTTACAAATGTTACAGACCCATTAAATGTTGAATCAGCACTAAATTTAATTTGTGTATTTCCTAAACATTGTTTGTAGATTATATAATCACCACTTGTTGTAATGACTTGAAATCCACCACTTGTTCCAGCTTTTACAGCCAAACTTCCAGATTCTACCTCTACTCTAAAACTTATTTTATATGTTTTTTCTAATTCTAAAACATCTTGAATTAAATCACTACTTGAGCCAGTTGCAGAAAATTTAGCTTTTGAAAGAGTTGTGTCAATACTCCAGCCAGTTCCTAGAGTCCAATCACTTGCAGTATTAAAGTTTCCGTTAACAGAAACATTTGAGCCAGTTGATGCAACTGTTTTTCTCAAATAAGCAACTGGGGCATTCATCATTAAAGCATTTAATACTGGTCCTTGCATTCTTGCATTTGCCAAAGGTGCATCAGTTTGTGAGCCACCTAAACCGCCTAAATCATTTGTTGTTGTTGTTGCGGTTACAGTATCTCTTATAATTTGGTAACCCTCATAATCCCACTCGTCTTGTAAAGTGAAAAAACTACCTCTTCTAAATATATATTCTGGGTCAGTTTCATTGCTTCTTGTTTCTCTAAGCCTACCTATTGGATTTACATATCTAGGTCTTTCAGCTGTTCCACCTCCACTTGCAGTTGATGTTTGGTTTTTTAAAGCCTCACTAACCACTAATCTCATTGTTGGAGATATAACAACTTTAACTTGACCACTCAAAAATTCATGAATTAGTAATTCAGTAAATGTTTTTGTTCCACTCAATGTGCCTCGACCCCATTCCCCATCTGGATTTGTTTTGACAAATGTAAGACCATTGTTTACTCTTAAAGCACCGATAGTAGATTGTAAAACAGCATCACCCCAAATCAAAGTTCCAAAGTCATGAATCTCTGTATTGTTACTGTTATCTAAAGTAGTTACAACTTGATTGCCATAAGAAGCATTTTGCGTTGTATTTAGAGTTTGTAAAAAGCCCATAAACGCTGAGCTAGTAAGTAGTTGAATATCTGGTTGTGATGTTCCAGCATTGAAAGTTAAAGTTTGTAATAAGTTATTATTACTAGGAACTAATATTTGTGAAGGGTCTTGTAAAGTATTTGACCAGCTTACTGTTCCAGATGACGTTGTTCCACTACTTAATGGGTCTGGCAACAAAATACTTACTTGAGGATTCCTTTGAACAACTGTTCCACTATAATTATTGTAGCCACTAAAACGACAAAAGAATGAGCCTCCATTTTGTGTTGCATAATCCTCAATATCTAAAAAGAATGACCATGCACCATCCATTGTTATTGGATTTCCACTAGCATCAACAAATGGTATTTGTTCTTGAAAACCAATATAATTAGTTTCTATGTTACGCCTTGACTTTATTACATACTTTGGTGATTTAACTATTGGTGACCAGTCGGCTTTTAATACCCAATAATAAGTTCCAGTTGTTTGCTCATATTGTAAATAATATTCAGTTATAACACCAAAAGAATCAATATTTGTTGCATAAAAATTAAATTTAATTGAACACCACCATCCTCCAGTATGTTCAACAATATTAGAGCTAGATAAATCCCAAACCCAGTTTAATGGAATTGATAAAAATAAAAAGTTAGCACTAGATGGGTCAATAATAGTCCCTTGAAATATTTCTTGACTTGTAGCATCATTTCCAAATGGAAAACCACCATAATAATTTCTAGAGGCAAAACTTAAAAAGTCAGCTGAGGCCCTATGTGTTATTGGTAGATAATTATATTTAGTTCCAACTAATTTACTTATTTGGTCTGGTCCAACTGTTTGTTCATATCTAGTAAAAAAAGTGTCACCTAAATGGTCTTGACTTGACAAAAGAGTTCCGCTTTTATTATATTGTCTTGTATTAATATTATCTGGATTGTCAATAAAACCAGTTTCGTCTTGTATGTATTCTGGTATTTGTACAATCCAAAACTCATGTTTCCAATAAGTTATTCTCGCACCCCAATGTCTTAAAAGCTCTTTTAAAACTGTATAGCAATTTTCTGGTGTAAACACTTGTTGGTCGTTTTTTGTATGGAACATAGAGACCACACATTTGGTATTTCCAAAAGGGTCAAAGTTTTGATTAGTGTTTGGCATTGCACCATTATACCAATTTATTGCAGTTGTAAACCCATAATCTTGAGTTGAGCCTTGAGATGTTGTTGCACACCCAGCTTTTAATAATATTTCTTTTATCCAAAAAGTATAAACAGCTGGTCCAAAATACATATTTTCTTGAGCATAGTTTCCCATAACCCTATCCTCAAAATCCTCATTGCTTAAATCAACAAAATCAATATCTTTTAAAAGAGCTAAACCATCAACAAAAGTTAATTTTTGTTCATAAGGAAATGAAACATCCTCACCAGCTCCTAAATCCATAACCATAAATCCAGACCACAATGGTTTTGTTCCACTATATGTAGAACTAGATGCTCTATATAAATGTAAATAAATTTGCCTTTCTTGAAAAGTAGTTCTAAGTTCCTCTATAAAATCTTGATGTAAAGTGTTTTGAACTAAAAAAGGTAGCTCACATTGTGAACTTAGTATTGGTGAAAATCTATCCTCTTGGTCAGTTTCGTAAGTTATGACTGGTCCTCCTTTTCCTAATACTATTTCTGTTGCTGCGCCAGAAAAGTTTGCAACAAAGATTTCTAAATAGTAATCTAAACCATTGTTGCTTTTATATGATGAAAAATATTTTTTTCCAAAACTCATATTTATACACTTCTTAACCTGCTCATTCCACCTCTTTGATTACTTATAAAAATATCATTTCCACTTATACGTCCAAACACTTCTACTTTTTGTGAACCACCATTTATCATATTTTTTAACCTATCCAAAGGTGCAATTACTTCTGGATTACTAGCATTGGTTCCAACACCCTCACCAATTAATCCTAATGTTGGTCCTGTTACCAAACCACCCTTTGCAAAACCTGGTATTAATGAATTAAAAGCTGTTCTGGCTAAACCTGCTGCCAAACCTGCAACAACTGGTATTAAAAAAGGGGTTAATGCTGTTGTTTTTAAAGCATTAGATACTGCTGCTGCAACTCCTTGTGATATTAATGCGCCTATAGTTTCCCTAATGGAATTTTTTACAACCTTGGCAAATTCCTTCATACTTTCTGCACCTTGTGATAATGATTGACCCAATGATTGACCCATTTTCATTATTGATTTTTCGGTCAGTCCAAATTTTTCCATTAATTTATCTAAAATAGTGGCAGTTTCTTCCATTTCACTATTTAATGGCCCAATAAATTCATTAGGAACTGGTGCTGCAACAAAAGGATGCAATATGGATAAATCCACCATATCCACAGGACTTTGTGGGCTACCTAAACTAAATGGATTTGACAATAATCCCATTGCTATTGCCATATCTGTTGCCTGATTTTTTATTGCATCAACAAATGTTGTAAATTCATGTTCATATTTTTTTGTATCCTTTTGCATTGACATAACAGCATCTGTTATACCTAATGCTTTGGCCAAAGGACCACCAAATACCAGCACCAGTTGTTGTGCTGCATCAATTAATGAATTTTTCCACCATGTCCAATCTGATAATCTTTCCTTAAATGCCTCATAATTTTCTAATACAAACATAAAACCAGCAACCAATGCAGCTAATCCCATTAATATAATACCAGTTCTACTAAACAAATTTGAAAATAATCTGGTTAAACTACCTGTAACTGATAAAATTGGTCCAATTGCTGCGGCCAATAAAGTAAAATTGGCAATGTTTTGTTTTAAAACTGGGTTCATTTCTGTAATGGACGACACAAAACCTCTTGCCCAAGCCAAAATATCTTGTGCAACCGGTAATAACATTGTTCCAATTTCGACACCAAGGTTATTAAAATCTGCAGCTAATTGCCTTGTTTGATTTGCAAAACTACCAGATGTTCTACTAAAATCACCTATTGCCTTACCACTTTGTTTAACAGCCAGTTCATAGGTTAATGTTGCTTTGGCTACTCTATCCAATTCTTTAAATACCAAACCTTGTTCTTCGGCAAATTTTTTCAAGTCTGCCTCAGTTATTGCAATACCTAAAGATTTAATCGATTCCCTTTCACCTAATAAAGCTTTTGTTAATGCCATTGATGCACCCTCGGCACCACCAGAAAAGTTTGTAAACGAAGCCAAATCAACAGCCAATTCATTTACTTGTTTACTTAAATTTAATGCCTCTTTTTCGGTAAAACCAAAACCTACTAATAAATCCCCAGTATCACCAAGCATTTGTTTGGCCGCCTGACTTGATAAACCAAATGATTGTTGAAATGTTTTGGCAGTTATTTCTGCATCTTTTTGAATACTACTAAATACAGTTTTAAATTTAGAGTTGGTTTCCTCAAAATCTGATGCCATTTTAATGGCGGCAGCGCCAAGACCAATAACAGGTAATGTAATGTTCCTTGTTAAAGTTTCACCACTACGTTGCATTGATGCACCAAATTTACCAATACTACGTTGTGCTTTTTTCATTGCTCGGTCAAACCCTTTAAGGTTTGCACCAAACATAATAGTTAAAAATCCAACCGACTTACCCATTTATTTTTTTGTTTTATGCTCTGTTAATTTTTTTATGTATTCAGCCTTATTTTTTAGTTCCTTATAATTCAACTCTTCTTTTTTCTTATCCCATTCAAATTTTATTAAATCAGTTGGCTTTAATTTTTTACCTTTAGCTATTTGTATATTTAAAAGTAAAGTTGTTTGCCATCTTGTTCTTTCCCATTCACCTCTTTCTCTAATATTTTCCAATTCATAAAATCCTTCCAATTTATTCCAAAATTGTGCAGGAATATAATCATAAAAATCTTTTACACTTAATCCTAAATAACCAAAAGCAATTTTTTCAAGTTCACGCCAAGATAGTTTTTGTTTTACTTCTTGGCCTTCTGCTTTTTTTCAACACTACCATTCATGTGTTCAGTTAGTATTTCCATTGCCCTTGTAATGCAACCATAATCACCATCTATCATATCAGCCAAATCATCAATAGTTATTGTGCAAGATTGTTTTGCTGCTCTGTACCCATCTTCTATTCCACAATAAATTAGTGTTAATGCACTATCAAGTGTCATGTCGGTTGCCAGCTTATCCAAATCTTGTAATGATGTATTTGTTTTTGCACTATATTTTCTAAGTGCATTAAAACCAAATTTGATAGGAAATTTTTTGTTATTTATTTCTATAAATGTATATGTCATTTTGTTTAGTTTTTGGTTCATGGCTAAGGCACTAAACAAAAATAGCGCCTATGCCAATCCCCTTTATTTATACTTCGTTTCTTGCCAGTGTACCAGTACCTTCAATCGTAAACGAATAGGTAGCAGTATCTTCTGTTCCGCCAGTTAAACTCATAGATGTAATAAACCCTTTTCCAGAGTAAAAATTATCATCAGTTGTTTGATTATCACCAAACATAAATGTTACAGGCAATCTATTTGTTAATACGTTTGTATCAATTAAATCATCTGCACCATCTGTTAAATCTGCCCCTTGTGCATTAGTCCATGCATAGGCCCCATCAACATCAATAGAAAAATCTCTCACGCCTTCAAGCACTTCTTTAAAACCATTGCTTTCTTTGTTTGTTATTTCTCTTGTTGAATGATTTACATTTAGTGTACAATTCTGTGCAAAAGCAACCAAATTGGTTTGCCCTGATGTGCCGCTGTACACTTTTAAGTCTGTTCCATTTAAAATAGCCATTTTCTTTTATTTTTATTTATTAATTATTTTTATCAGCATCTACTTCTTTGCTTTTTTTTTCTTTTTTCTTTTTTTCTTCTTTGTATATGTATTCATTTTCTTTTAAAAATTTTAATGTATCTTTATCAGTTACATTTATTACACATCCTTTTTTAATAATTCTACCTGCATATCTCCAATTTTTTGTTAATTGTATTTCCATAATTTTTTTTTTAATTAGTTGGATTAATTTGTCTTATTTCAAAATCCATTGATTTTCTAAATATACCAGAATCTCCACTTGTATCATCAAATAAATCATTATAACTTTTAAATTGACTTGATTGTATTTGTTCATTTCCATAAGTTCCTTCATTTATTCTGTCCATTGCAACCCTTATTTTTTGTGCTAAATCTGATGCTTCGTTGTACGTTTCACAATAACAACTAATCATAACATCATTTGTATCTAGTGTTGATGGTCCTTCCTTAGTATCATTAGGCGTTACTCCTGTAACATCATATATAATAAAAGGAAAAGCAGTTGTTTGTGGTGCTACATTTGGAAATATACGCGTTGATACAATATTTGTTATTGTGGTATCACTACTTAAAATATTATATATTGATTTTCCTATTTGCATTATCTTCCTAAAACACCAAATTTTTTGGTTCTTTTTGTATGGTTATTAATTAATCTTTCAACAATTTTATTTGCATCATTTCTAGCATTTTGATTTACTATTTGTTTGGTTTCGTTAAATGCTGGTAACATAAAAGGTTGGTCTTGTCCAAAACCTTTTCCTCCAAATTTAATTTCACTACCAAATTCTACCCAAGCTCCATAAAATCCAGATTTGCCATACATTTTATTTCTATTTTTTCCTTTATAATCCTCAGATTTTTTTGCAAATTTACCCTTAACCCTTGGACCAATATATCCACCCATGTTTTTTCTACTTGTTCTTGTTGAAAAAAAACCAATACTTCTTCCTAATCTACCTGTTCCTCTTTTACTAGTATTGGATATTTTATTAGCATTTATTTGTGCTTGCCTTTGCATTGGTTTGCTGGTTTCCCTCCAAAAAGCATTCCATGCCTTACCTTCACCATTTTTTATTTGTTTAGGTAATTGCTCAAACATACGCTGTATTTCCTTAACGCCAAAAACTTCTACACCTTTATGAGTTATTGCCATTAGTCTTTATTTTCACAAATTATTTCCAAAAATCTAGTACGACCTTCTATTTCATTTATAACCTTTATAAAATAATCTTTACTATCAAAACGTAAAAAAGATTCCAATGTTAAGCTACTCATGTCCAAGTTTCTTATATATACATGCAATCTGGTCATACCTGTTATTTTACTTGATTCATCTGTTTTTTCACTTCCACCCTTCCATTCAATAGCCGCCCAAACTGTTCTAAATAGTGTGTAAGCTCTGGTTTTTTCACCATAATCATTTTGACTTAATGGTGAATTAATATTATATATTTCAACACGCCTATCTAGTTCTCCTATTGTCATCCTACAATCTGTACTTTATAAGTATTTAAAAGCCACTTAACATTTTGCGGCAATTCTGTTGCTATTCTACCTATTACAACACTAGACCTATTTTCATAAAGGTTTCCGATTGTCAAAAGAATAGCTTGTTTTATTATATCTGGAACATCAAATATACTTCCATAACCAACTGTGTATCTTGCAAAAACAGCATCATTTCTTTTTGCTATGTTTGGAAAACTTTGACCATCAGCCAATTGTATTTGTGATGGTTCATAATTTAGTTGAGTATTATAAATAGTTGAATCTAATAAAACAGAATTTTCTGTGCCACCTAAAGATGATATTTTAAAAGTAGCATCATTATTTCCTGATAATATTGTTAATGTATCATTTAAGGAATATCCACTACCAGCAACAACCAATTCAACACTAGTTACATTTCCATTTGTATCAGCGGTAGCATTAACTTTAGCTCCAGACCCATTGCCACCAGCACATTCTAAATTAGTATTAACTCCAACTGTATAACCACTTCCAGCATTGTCTAAAGTAATTATTGATGGAATTGTTGTTGCACCACCTGGAAAATATTTAACATTAGCAACCGAACTTACTTTACTTTTAAATAAAGTTTCTAACTCTTTAAAACTACTAGCATATTGTTCAATAACAGTATCAATAAAAAATCTGTTTGTGTATTCCTCACATAGTTGTGTTGCAGCCTTTATCAAAGATGTAATATAAGTGTCATCTGCACTTGTATCAACTCGTAAATGTGCTTTTGCCTCAGTTAAAGTAACAGGAAATGTACTGGCGGCTGTAATTACTTGATATGTTTTCATTTTGTTTTGTTATAAAAAAAGGAGTGATGGTATATCCACCACCCCTTTTCAGAATTAATTATTAATACTGTTATGATTGTATTAATGTACTAAATGCTGTTGTACTATCAGTTGTCATTCCATCAACTAATGTTGTAACAACCATAGATGCTTGCCCTCTTCTACCTAAAGTATATGGGTCAAACAAAATGTCAATTCCACCAAACTGCGCTAGATGACATCTTGAAAAATCTCCAAATAAAGCATGTGCCTTACCAGAAGCTCCACCATTACCTACATTTGTTGAAAAGAATCCAAAATAATTGTTTAATTCTTTATCAGCAATATTCCATAATGGTGCAACACCTGTAGTTTGTAGCAATGTTCTAATCGAAGCATAAGCATCTTTATCAAACAAATATGCCATTCTTGCTCCTTCCAATGGTACATTATTACCTAAAACAAAAGCCTCAAGGTCAATAAAAGTAGATGCAGCCAATGTTGAATCAGTTGAACCTGCTCCTGCATCCGCAAAAATTGATTCTGGGGCACTAGTAATATCATTAGTTCCTAATAAAGCTTTTTCCCATGTTGATGCTACTGATTGTGCCATATTTCTTCTAATCGCAGCCTCCAAACCTGAATTTTGTGTCATTGCTTCCATACTCATATCAACAACTGATATTAGTTTTTTTGGTGATAATGTTTTAGCAGTTATTGCATTACCAGTAGCCGATACATCAGAACTTACATCCTCAGTAACAAATGATGATTCTATACCACTAATAATTGGAAATTTTGCATCTGCCACACCTGTGTAAAGATTTGCACCTGCACTTGTTAATACTAAATTAGCATCCAGTTGGTCTGTAAAAGATTGTATTTCTGTACTTTTTATATCACCTGCTGTTTGCATTGCTCTATTTTCCAACACAGATGCTGGTATAGCCACTCCAGTATATGTTTGACCAGTATATCTAGCCTGTGCTCTTGCTTCTTGGTCCATTTCTTTAGTTAATCCTTCAAGTTTACCAGTATATGCTTGACGCATTGCTTCTTGAAAAGAATATTTTGAAATGTCTTTATCTACTTTTTCAGATACAGTACCAGATACTACTGCAGCATTACGCTTTATAGTTTCCATTTTTTCTGCTCTTGTAATTTTAACGTCAAGATTATCCACTTCCTCTAGAAGCGCATCTACTTGCTCGTTTTCCTCAGAGGTTAAATCTCTTTCCTCAGTTGTTGCAACATCCTTAATGTTTTCCAACTGAGAAATAATGTCTGACCTTTCCTCTTTTAAATAAATTGATGTTTTCATTTTTAATTTTTTTTATTTATTTTCTCTTTTTTAATTCAATATTTAATGAGATAAGAGAATTTCTCACCAAATTGTTTTCCTTTTCCTCTATTATTTCCTCAATATCTTCGACCAAAGATTGTTTGTATTGTTCCAAACCTCTTTTGGCAACAACCAAATCACTCTCAGCCATATTATAAGCTGGATATGTTACCGGACTAACATCATAAAGCCTATCAATCTTTTTAATTGTTCTAATGTTATTTCCAGAATCATCTGTTGACCAATCATCCTCTGCAACAGTAAAGGCAAATGAACTTTGTGTTATATCACCACGCTTCATTGATATGGCCAAATCTTTACCATACGTTGTATTAGGCATATCAAATTCGTACTTTAATCCTTTTTCATCAGCATCCAATCTTAATGTGCCTGATGTATTTCTAGCTAATATTAAATTAGGGTCATGGTTTATTAATGCCCTTACATCAGACTTGTTAATTAATTCTTCTGTAAATGCTCCTTTTTCTATATATTCATAAAACCCTCCTAAATTATTACTTCTGGAATCATAAACACTAGCATGTCCAACAACTACATCAACGCCCTCATCTGATTGTTCTATTCTGGTTTCAATATTAAATATTCTTTTTTCCATAAAATCTATTTTATTATTTTTTTTATTCATTACATTCATAATATCCTCATGGCTTTTAAATGGCATATAAACTGTTTGACCATCCAATGTATGTTCATGAAAACCACTTCCACCCATTTCTTTAGCCATATCTGTCGCCTCTTTTTTTGTGGTAAATAATGGCATTTCTATTCCATCATTTATCATTGTTCCAACTTTGGCTCTTTTATTTTTATCTTCTTTCATTTTTTTTACAACTGGATGATTGCTTGGTAATAAATCTGTGTCATGTTTACCTCCTCTAAACTTACCATTTTTTAAGGCATAATTAAAACTATTGCAACGGGCAAATGCCCACTGCTCTGGACTTTTTACACTAGGTCGTACCGACCCTGGATTTGTATTATATGCGCCCACTCCTCTGTTAAATACCTTTACCATTGTTTTATATGATACTTTTGTATTCCAACTTTTTTTTGAGCTTTTTACATCATCGTTATGTTCTTTTACTTTGTTTTGTAAAGCTGTTTTTACTTTTTCTGTTACCCTTTCCTCTGATTTTTTTTCCTTATCTATTTGGTCCAATTTTTTTATAGCCCACTCAACACCACTTGTTCCTCCCCAAGCATCGTACATTATGCCTCCACAACCTTCGTCATAAGGAACATCTTTATGTTGTTGATGTCTTTTAAATGATGCCATTCTTGCAATGGTTTCTCTACTTATACTTTCCCTATTTGCCAATTGTCTGGCTCTTGTCCATCCAACTTGCGTACCACATGTGCTACCATTTTCCTCTTTATATTTTATTGCCCTTTTTGCATTGTTGGTTGCCGCCTCTGGATAATCATTATATGTTGCTGTTGCTCTATAATTTTTGTTAGCATTTTCTGCTGCCTCTTTGCTTGAATAAATACATGAACCATTTTGGCCCCATTTCCATTTTCCATTACTACATTTTTTAGCTGGCATCTTCTCCTATTTTTTCTATTGTTGTCATATTCATTTGCATAAAATGTTTATCACCACCCTCAATAGAGTTCATGTTTTCTTTTCTTCTCACTTCATTGACACTCATATATCCATTTGTTATTGCAGTTCTGTATGATTCTGTTCTTGATTTAACGTCTCCTCTTAATAAACCATTAACATTAAATTCAACAAATGTTTTACCTATTTCATTGGTTCTAAATAATTTAAGGTTGATTTCTTCTTCTATTCTAGTTATATATGGCATTAGTGTATATGTAACAAATTCCTGTGATTGCATTTCGATATTATTAAAACTTGATTTGCTTAAATCTTTTAATAAATGAGGTGGTATGTTAAAAATTCTAGCCACCTCTTCTATACTAAATTGCCTTGAACTTAGAAATTGTGCTTGTTCGGGACTAATTGAAATTGGTTTAAAAGTTAATCCTTCCTCTAATACTATTGTTGAATTGCTATTTTTTAATTTTCCATAGTTATTATTAAAACTAGTTTTAAGTCTTTGCAATGCTGTATCACTTAATGCTCTGTCTGTTTGTAAAATTGAACTAGGTTTTGCACCATTGGAAAAAAATGTATTACCAAACTCTTGTAAATTTTCTGAATATTTTAATGCCTTACTGCATTGGTCAACTGGACTGATACCAGTAATACCATCATCTGTTAGTGTTTTAAAATGTAATACATCACTAGAATCCATTATGGCTCCTTTGTCAATTTGATAAAAAACCTCACCTTCATTTACAACAACCTTAACATCATCAGGATTTAGGCAAATTAATTCTGTTGGGGTTCCACCATTATTTCTTATAATTTGTACAAAGGCATTACCATTTGTGCAAATGCAAAGCATTATAAATTCAAAAAATGTAATTTTATTTTGATAATAATTAGGTTTAAATTTTACCAATTTATATATAGGATTATTAACCGCCTCTATTTTATCACCATTGTTTTGTCTAGTAAAAACAGATATAGGCAACGAACTAACACTTTCGGCCAATAATCTAATAGCACACCATACAGCAGTTAATGTTAATGCCTTATCTGTATCAAAACTATTATTATCGTGAAATAATGTATTTAAACCAATGTGCCTTTTATTGGTTTTTTTTGGAATGAATACGTTTGTGATTCTTTCGAGTAAAGTCAAAGGATATTATTTTTCACAATAATAAAAAATAAAAAACCTATAAAAAAATAAAATCGACCTAATTTTTTAACACACCTATAATGTTATTATTCCTCTATTATCATAAACACTATCACCAGATTCTGTTGTCAAATAACAACCTAATGCCATAATTAAAGCAATAACAGGGTCAACTTTTTCTTTGGATTTATTTTTGGCTACTTTTATATTACCTGCAGGGTCCTCTTGCAACGACACATTGCTAATGCACCAATTCATGCAAGGGTTATTATTATGTATAATATTTTTGGCCAATATTTCTGCCTCGAGTGTTTTTGTTGGCATTGACATACTTACAAAACCTTGTCCAAAAGGGTCCATGTTAGCGCCATCATTTTGTAAATCAATAACAATTTGTGATGCATTCCATCTATCATAACATATACTTTGAATTCTATATTTTTTTGATAAATCGTTTATTTTTTTTCTAATAAAATTATAATCTGCAACATCTCCTGTTGTTCCATATATATGTTTTTGTTTTAACCAAGTAACATAATCAACACTATCGCGTTCACTCCTTTTTTTGGCATTATCCTCAGGTATAAAAATATATGGTATAAAAACAAATTTGCCATCTACGTTAAAAAGCAAAACAAAGGCTGTTAAATCTCTAGTGGATGCCAGGTCCAAACCACCCCAACACTCTCTACCTTCTAATGTTTTATAGTCAAAATTGTCATAACACGCTTCCCATTCCCCAGATGTTAGCCATGCACTTTGAGAATCCGTCCATTGATTTAACATCAATCTTCTAAATGTATTCTGATATGATGGTACATCTTTTGCTCTTTGGCTTTCCCTTTCCATATATTCCTTTTTAAGGCTAACACCATAATTTGGATTTGCTTTTATCCATGTTGATTCCAACGTAATGTCATCATCCATATGGGCCTCGTATATTACAGAATAAAATGTCTCATCAGTTATGGTACCATCACTTACTTTTTTTGCATAACTATATATTTCATAGCATATTGATTGTTTGTCATACCCTGCTGTTGTAATTGCAATGGTCAAAGGTTGCCTTCTAGACCCTACTGATGTTGTTAAAGTGTCCCACAAATCACGATTTGGTTGTGTATGAAGCTCATCAAAAATAATACAGTTAGCATTAAAACCATGTTTGGTTTTACTATCAGAACTAATTGCCTGATAAAAATTACCTTTACTTTCATTTACAATACTATTTCTAAAAACTTTGGCTCTGTTGGTCAGTTCATTATTTTGCATTACCATACCTTTGGCTATTTCAAAAACAATACCTGCTTGGCTTCTATCCCCTGCTGCACTATAAACCTCGCTTCCTCTTTCCTCATCTGCAAATAACATATACAATCCTATGGCGGCACAAAGCGTGCTTTTTCCATTCTTTCTAGGAACTTCAATAAAAACTGTTCTGTATTTTCTTAAATTTGTTTTTTTATTTTTCCATCCAAATATATCACCTACTATTTTGATTTGCCAATTTTCTAATTTAAATTTTTGATTGGTAAACTCTCCCTTTGTGTGTGTTATAAATGTTTCTATAAATCCAATTGCTTTTTTTGCGGCGTTTTTATCAAAAAAATATTTAGTCAAAGTAGTTATTTATTTGTGTATTATTATTTATAGTTGGTGCATTTATACTGGCTCTAGCTACAGGTGTTAATCCAAATTGTGTTGCCAGTTTTAAAGCGGTATTAAGCGCGTCCTTTGCAATTTTTTGGTATGGTACTGCTTGTGCATGTTTTATTGTTCCATCTGTATTTTTAAAAACCTGTATTCTTCCTTTTTCCCTTAGTAACATTTCTGTTTCTATATACAAACTTATTTCATTACAATATGCTTCGATTAATCTTAAATCAATATTGTGTAACATATTTAAATTAAATAATTGATTCGTAACTTTATACCATTCTTTTTTTCCTATTTCAGATAACAACGCAGGTGGGTCTGGTATATTAGCAACCAAATCAACTTGCATTTCGTTTTCAACAATGCGACTAACGTCCAATGTACCTTGCATTTCCTTAATCTTTGTTGGTAATTTTTTCCTGCCTTTTCCCATTTTTAAATTTTTCTATATAATTTTCTAATGTGTGGTTTGTTTTCCAATTTAATATTTTTTTGGTATCATTTTTTATTTCATATACTCCATATCTTTCACCTTTTTTTTCTGGTATCATTATTATGTTATCACTAAACATTCTTGCTACATCTATTATTTTATAATTTTTTTCTGCGGTTAAATACCATTCGTGATTTTTATTTTGTGTTAATATTAATTCCAAAGCATTTATTATATCATCAATGTGTGTGAATTGGCGTGTTTGTTTTCCATCATAAACGACGGTTAATGGTTTTTGCTCATTGTATTGCTTTTCAAAAATTCCTATTACTGTTGCATAATTACCAGTGCTTATATGATTTTTTCCATACACATTATAGAAATAACATATTTCATAATTTATTTTAAACCATTTGGAATAATTTTTTATCAATTCAACCATTTTGGATTTTACCCAAGAATATGGGCTTAAATTTTCATTATTACCAAATTTTGAACTACTTGCAGAATAAATTAATTTTGCATTCCATTTTTTACATTGTTCAATAACCTTGCTGGTACCATATAAATTGCTTTTGTACAAATATAAAACATCTTTAAATGAAGGTACCACCCTTGAATATTCTCCAAAATGAAAAACAATATCATGTTTTTGTAAATTGGCTATTTCCCAACTATTTCCATAAACATAATTTATTCCTTCTATATGATTTGTGGAAGTTCCTGTAAAATAATTATCCAAACTTGTCAAAATATAATTTTTATTTTTACTTAATTTTTTTAATAAATTACTTCCTATATATCCTGCCCCACCAATTACCAATATTTTCATTTTTTTTCTTTGTAAAAATCTTGCAATAATTTATTTTTTATTTCCTTTACTTTTTTTAATTTAAAATTTTTCTCTAGATTTTTTAGTTTATTCCAATCTATTGTTTTTTTTCTTACCAGTTTATTTTTAAAATGTCCTTTCCAATCCACATAATGATGTGGTCTATCATACCTCATAATTGTTTTGACATATTGTGGCCATATTTCTTCTAATGATTTTGTTTTTAAAACCTTTTTTTCATAAGCATTATTTTTATATAATTCGTCTTGATTGCCTCCTTTCATTTTAGCCACAGTACTGGTTTTATCAACAGTAAATGCATTAAATAATATTGTGCAATAGCCATTGTCCAAAACCTGTAAACATAAATCAACATCCTCATTATATTTTAATCTCCATCTATATGGCATATTATTTTTTATTAACATTGCACTATATGCGTGAACATTTAAATAAAATGGTTTTTTATCACTACAACCTGGCACGACAAAAGTGCTATAATTAAAACCAGTTATTGCTACATTTTCATATCTGTCTGTAAAATCCTCAACTGTTTGTAATGCCTTTTTTGCATTGCATGGTATTTTTAAACCTCTGTTTATTCTTCTAATTTTATGTATGTTGTCATCAAAAAGCCAATGTCTATCATATCCTTTTTTTATACTATCTTCCCATGCAAAATTTCTCGCTGGATAACTACCAACACCAAGATTTTCAAAAGGCAATTCCATAACATATTTTTTTCCTAATACATCACAATAATTTTTATATTCTTGTGGTTCAACCAATATTTTAAAATCAACATTATCCTTAATAAAAAACCTAGCAGTCAACGGATTTTCCCACCTGCCTTTTGATACAATATAAACTGGATATTTATTCATATTTTAAACTTGATAAATCCTTTTTTTCTGTATATGGATAATTGGTTGACCATGTGTCCTTGGTTTTTTTACTAATAATTATATTGTATTTTTCCATAAATTCAAGCCTGTCATTATCATTTAAAAAATGAATTACTATTTTTAATGTATCTTCTTTTGATTCAAATTCTGGCATACCAACCCATTCGCTGGTCTCGTCACTTGAATTTACCTTATTAACCTCATCATCCATATTTTTCCAAACATCAATTCCCCAGTCATTTAAATCCATACTATCCCATTCGTTTCCTAAAACCGACCAATCCCACTCGCCAAAACTTGCATTATCTTTTATTATAAATTCTTTTTTTTGTTCTTCGGTTAATCCTTTTGCAATTTTTACAGGAACATTTTTTAGTCCTGCTTTTAAACATGCTCTGTATCTCATATTGCCACCTAGAATTATATTATTTTCGTCAATAACAATAGGCCTTAATTCCAACATTTCTGGAAATTGTTTAATGCTATTAACCAATTTATTAAATTTTGCATCATTAATTATACGAGGATTGCTCTCGTTTGATTTTATTTTTTTTATATCCATTTAATTTTTTTTTAATGTTGGCTCTGTCCTAATTAATGTAGGAAAACCACCAAATTCCTTTGCAATTTCTTGCATATAATTTCCACATTTACATTTGGCTTCTTTTGTTCTAACAGTCCCTTCAAAAATTTCTAAAGTAGCTTTTTCTAATTTTTTTTCTATTTTACATATTTTACAAAAATATTTAAACATTTTATTTGGTTTTAGTTTGAACTTAAACTGATATATTAATATCTATACCCATATATCCAATTTTGCGATATTGTTCTTACAAT